AGTTCACATCCTTGTTCAGTAGGTACAGATAGTCCCCTTGAAATGTGATTGTCCCGCTTACGATTCCACTGTTTGCAACGGACAGCGTAACAGTAGTCCCGCTAACTGAACTGACAGTCGCGCCAGTACCAATTCCGTTTCCAGTCACATACATCCCGGACACAATGCCTGTGGCGGATGACACCACAATCGTTGATTGCCCCGATGTTCCTGTTCCAGTAGGCGTAAGAACGGCGTAAATAGCCAAGCTATAAACAGACAAAAAGTCATTGGGACAGCTCAGGTATTTATTGCCAACAGTCAACGAACCCGTCACGTTTTTCCGCAGGTTTGCAATCTGAACAGTGTTATAAATATTCTGTTCAGCCTGTCGGATCATGGTGTCCATATCCGCTGTGGGAAACGTGTTCTCACAGTAGTCTTGAACAGCAGTGACGAGTTCGGTATATGTCATAACAACCTCAAGCCATCGGACCCCGGGCCATCACACCTTTGGTAGCACATCCAGTGCCACGGATTTTAATGCCGCTGGTTTTGGCAGGCTGCTCACCAGCAGACTTGCTGACCGCTCCAACAGACAAGTTGTACGTATCCAACTTGCTGCGGTTTGGTTCTTTCCCGGGATTGTTGGCAATCCTAACTTCTTTCCCATCCATAGTATGGGGCTTGGCATAGACGGCGGCAGAACCGACTTCTTTGCCCATCATTTTTTGACTGAATTTAGCCATATTAGCCTCCGCGAGAGCTAGATTTTTGGTTCATGGCACGGGCCAGATTACGGCCATACTTCTTCATATTTGCAGAAGTAACGCCGCCTTTAGCCAGCTTGGTGGGCGTTTTGCCCGGGTGCATGCGCTTTTCATGCTTATGCACAGCCATTGCAGCCATTTTTTTGTCTTGTGCCAGGTCTTTCTTGTCCATTTCAGACTCCTTAATTAACCGTTACTGTACCAACATATGTCGTTGCCACCAAATAATTTGGTGTCAATCCGACATCGAACTCTCTTGCCCCACCAACCGGTGCCCATCCCCACTGAATATCTCTGGAGCCACCTGTGGGGACTCCGTCATTATTCTGACCTGCCGTGATGTAGGTGTTGTCCTTGCGGGGATTCCTAAGAGCCTGTGGATCCTCCACCGGGAAGGTTCCAAGCATTAACTGCGGTTGATCAGGATCCCAGCATTCCGGGCACACCAACAGCTCATACTTGCGCTGCTTGATGATTTCCGTCTTTAAATTTTTCAGTTTAAACTGCTGCCCGCAGCGGTCGCACATGGCAATCGCGCGGACACCATTTGCGAAACGATTAGGCATTAGTAGCTGCTCCCAATGAATTGGGGACGGGGAACATAGCGATCAGCCGCCTTTTCCCGGTCTTCACCAGCCGCCAGATTAAACTGTTCGTCATAAGACGCCTTGAGCATCTCCACACGGGGAGCAAGCTCAGGAACCTTCATGGCAATGTGATAGGCCAAACCAGCCGCCATGGCTGGATAGAAGCGAAAGTTCACATCCTGGGTCTGAACACCCGATCCTGCATCCTCAATCCGGCGCATCCTCCAGTAACGGAAGATGTAATACGGGCTTGCCTCAGTACCCTGGTCAGGCACAGGCCATACTGTAATCTTAGGGTTATCCCTCAGACGCTGTACCCAAACCTGGATGGGACGAGCCTGAGACAGTTTGTTGGGTATGGTTGCGTAGGTAGAAACACTAATACGGGTGATTGTCAGATCAGCCTGGGTCGAGACATTCCCTTGCCCTGTACGGATAACATGCTCTAGCAGATCAATGGTGTCTGCGGGGAGGTCATACTCTGCCTGACCCTGGACTAGATTGACATAACCTTCGTCAATCGTCCACATATTGATGCCACGGTTTTGCCACTCGATGGTCATCAGGTTCATGGAGCGACGGGCTGTACGTAGATCGTAGCCCGAGCGCATTTCACGTCCAGCACGCTCCCACGCCTCTTCCGCAAGCTCAGTGAACTCCAGATTGAAATCGGTTGTGCCGGATACTGCCATGATTAACCCTTGGCTGCGTTCATGTTGTCAATTAGATTGGGGTAAGGCCGTCCAGCCGCTTTCGCTCTGGCTTTGGCCTTGGCCTTCTTCTTAGGGGAAAGGCTTTTAGGAGCGCCTAGCCCTTCAGGCCGTGGCTTGCTCCACACCTCACCGCCCTTTGCGTATTCCGTAAAGTCGGTATTGTCCCGGCGTGCCTTACGTACCCCGGAAGGCATTTTGCTGGGGGCAATATCCCCCATTCCACGGCTTGCCATCATGTCACTTCCCCTTGGTGTAGCCACCGCCACACATGATCATCGTGCCCTTGGTTTTACCACGCTGAGCAATACCATCTGCGCGTTTGGAGGCAGAAGATACGGAGCCGCCCTTTTTATAAGGCTTTTCCTTAATATCCTTTGCACCGCTTGGTTTAAACGGCATAGTTTTCTCGGGCATATCTTTCATGCCACCAGAGCGAGAGCGTCCAATTGGCTTGACTTCCATGTTGCCAAAGGTGGTATCAGCTTCCGGCATAGCCTTGTCATAGGCTTTGCCAGAACGCTTCAGCATTTTTTCAAATGCCACGTCGTCAGGGGTTTTATCTTCCATGATCTACCTCAGCAAATCTTGCCTTTGGTCTTGCCACGTTGGGCAATGCCATCAGCACGTTTAGACGCAGAACCTACAGAGCCACCCTTGGCATATGCTTCAGGGTTGGACTTGCGGCCACGCTCACGGATAGATCCAAAGAAGTCGGAGATACCACGCCCGATTGCTCCGCCAAAGTCGGGGCGCTTAGACTCAGATTTTTCCCGGGTCTTGCCACTTAAATCTCGGTAAGTTTCTTTCTTGGCTGACGGCGAAGGGGCGGCGCGGCCCTCATTACTGTAGTTCTCATTCGGACGAGCTTTGGGGGCGGACGGTTCCGTTTTAACAACAGTCTTTTCGACCGTGGTCTCTTTGGGCATGGCGCGGGGAGCCGATTCGCCACGGCGAGTCAGACCTTGCTGTTTGTTTAAATAATCACGCAGAGACAGGCCAGAAGCGGCAAGCTCTTCCTTGGTGACCATAGGAGCCTTACGGGGAGCAGCCTCTGCGTCACGCATCCCTTTCATGATGGCTTCACCAGCAATATCTTGGGCTTCCTTAGAGGCATTTGCTGCCTCCAACGGATCGACATCTCCACCCTCTTCAAATTTGCGCATCTTACGTTTTGCCATGATTCTCTCCTTAGCACTTACCGCCGCGCATCATCCCCTTGGATGAGCCAGCCATCTTGATGACCGTACCTTTGGTTTTGGCCTTGGTCGTAATGCCATCGCGGCTGGGAGCAGCCGTCTTAACCTTACCCATCTTGGAAGGAGCAACAGAGCCGCCACGCTTCATGCCTGCTTCAGCCATCTCATGTTTGATCATGGACTTGGGTGCGCCTTTGGCCTTCATAAACCCAATTTCCTTTTTCATCATCGCTTTAGATTCTTTCATGTCGCCACCTTTTGAAAATTTGCGGCCCTTGTCCGCTTTGCTGAACTCTTGCCCCACGGACTGCGGGACGCCTGCTTTCTTCGCAAATGCCGGACTATGGGCCACGGCTTCCATGAAGTTGTGTTGTTTTTTACTAACTGAGGGCACTTCTTTGCTCCCGTATAAACAAATCAATCTTGTCGTTCAGCTTGTCGAACCGACTGTCGATATGGGCGACTATCTTGTCGATCTCCGCCTGTGTCACATTGTCCCGTGCAATCTCCTCCCTGGTCCTGTTTAACAGGATCTGGATTCTTTGCAGTTCTGCCGACTTCTCTCTCAGATTCCAACTGAGTAACCCGATGAATGTAGTCAGCAAGACGTTCCATAACATCATCTCCATGTCAGCAATTCCAAGCTTTAAGAGACTTATTTATCCGCGAGTTCGGGTCTTTTGCCGTCTTCGCCGACGTTAACTTCTTTTTCATCCCCTCCATACGGGCGCAGAAAGAGTCTCGGCGTTTGCCGCCTTCCGGCTGGGGAGGTTTCAAGTTCATGCCCTGTTTTTTGGCAGAGGCGCGACCCTTGGCGTTGAGGCCACCATTCGGATTCTTGCCTTCCTTGCGTTGCCATGCTGGTGATTTAGCCATATGCGACCTTCAGTTGGGGAGTGCAGAACTCTTCGATGAGCGGCTT